CGTCAATAGCGAGACAGGCAAATACCTGCACCAGTTTCAATGGTGTGCGGATGAATACATCGGTGAGTTGCCGCTGACCTTTAACTACCTTGAGGGCTGGCACACCAAGGATCAGGAGCCTGATCCCGTGTGCGTGCATTTCACGCGGGGCGGCCCGTGGTTTAGTGGCTATCAGAATGTTGAATACGCTAACGAGTGGCGATCCTTTGCGTCACCCGTGACTCACATAGCGCCGCCCGTGACTCAATGAAGCGCATCTTTCCTATCGGCACGCCGCCTGACCAGATTGCTCACGCGGTCATACGGATGGCGCAGAACCTACCGACCGACAAACCTTTTGCGGTGACGGTAGAGGTGTGGAAGAAGCCAAGAACCAACCAGCAGAACGCTTACCTTTGGGGCGTGGCCTATCCCGCCGTATTAGAGGGCGGCGGTGAGGCGTTGCGTGGATGGACACGCGACGATCTGCATGAGTATTTTCTCGGCGAGTTTGGATCGTGGGAAGTTTTGGAAGGCTTTGGCCGTAAGCGGATGCGCCCGGTTATGCGATCTTCAACAATGACCAAACAGCAGTTCAGCGACTACCTAGATTGGCTTGGCGCAAAGTGCGCTGACATGGGCATCGTGATACCTGCTCCGTATGAAAGTTGATCGCCCCATCATCACGTTACACCCGTGGGAATATGAATGGGCATCCCACGTTGGGGCGCGCCGATATATAGAAAATTGGAACCGCCAAAACGCGCCTCACTATCATCAAAGTCGTATGGAGGATGATCGCACCGCGCAAGTTGCGGCGTGTGTTTGCGAGTTAGCCGTGGCGAAATACACCAACCGTTACTGGTCTGGTCATGTGTGGCCCGCATCATCGCATCAAAATTACAAAGACATTCCTGATGTCGGTGCCAATATTGAAGTAAGAAGGTTGCGAACAAAAGATTACGCTGCAGTACGCCGCAAACAGTTGGGCAGAGGGCTAGTGTTATTTGTTGCCAAACCTGTTATGCCTGAATTGCGAGAAGTAGAAATTTACGGTTTTATTGACTATGACAACGCGTGGAACCTTGCTGTGCCAACAGAATACGATCCTGAAAATACCCGCGAAATTGGGCCAGAATTTTTGAGATTATTATGAGCCTGCGTAAAGAGGCCAAAGGTCGTGGTTGCATGGTGCGCCTCCCCGGTATCTGTAACTTCAACAGCGAGACCGTGGTGCTGGCGCATATCCGATTACAGGGCGTGTCGGGCATAGGATTGAAGGCACCCGATGCCTTGGGGGCTTGGTGCTGTTCTAGTTGCCATGACGAAGTGGATGGCAGAACGCATAAAAGCGGTATGACCCGCGACGAGTTACGTTTAGCGCATTTTGAGGGCATGGCTCGCACCATCATGCAGTTACACAAAGAGGGGCTGATATGATTTTTTGGTGTGATACGCCCTACATCACCGCTTATGTCCGCAACGAGTTTTTGCACGACCAGCAGAAAGGGCATAACGAACACACGCTCTGCACGGTCTTTGGATTCCGTAGCGAGCCAATGCGTACCCCCATGTTCCAGATCATGCTGGAGAACGGAGCGCAATGGGCGCGTATCCCGATCCATGCGCTATCCAGTAAGCCCTGCCCGCCGATGGACTTAAAACTCGTCTGCTGGTGGGACAGTTTTAGCCGAAACTGTCAAGTCAAGGAGATCGCGTTCCTGCGTAACCACCGCGTCAAAGCGATAGGCCGCGACGGGGTGCAGCGACCGGGCGTGTACCTGATGACGGTATTCTGGTGCGACGGCGGGTGGAGCGAGGTGCCTGACCAGTCCAAGGATCACCACATCATCGCGCTAGATACGGGCCAATGGATTGCGTACCCCAACAACCGGCTGTTGTGGGTAGACCCGTCGTGGATACATGGGGAGGTGCCGAGGGACTGGCGCAGCCCGTCAACTAACTACACCGTGGAGGGTAGCCCGTGAAACGCATTCTGAAGGCATTACGGCGGTTTTGGGAGGTAGATTGGCGTCATGTGCCGCCCCCAAACTGGGCGGCTAAACGCGGGTCAGGGAGGATTTACTGGTGAAACTAACAGGGCAGCGCAGCCTATGCCGTGGCTGCAATAAGGTTTTTAGCACAACCTCCACGTTTGATCGCCACCGGGTGGGCGAATACCCCGACCGGCGGTGCCTAACCGCCGAGGAACTGACCGCTAAAGGGTGGTCGGAGCGGGAGGGGATATGGCGCACCCCGCGACGAGCGGCGCTTCCTTTCTGGCGCGCACAGCCCAATGAGCGGGTTTAAGGGCCACCCCTTGCCTACCCCCGAGGATGAGGCATTTGACCTAGAACTGCGTGCCGCGCCGTGGGGATACGGTCAGCGCCGTCAGCCGACGTTTCTGGAGATACTAGAGCGGATGCGGCGGGCGGGGTTGGGCGAGGAAGCCGACTGGCTACTACGCGAGTGGACGATTCTCAGTCAGAAATAGCGCCCGTTCGTCGTTGCGGCGTTTAACAAGGCCCGGCAGCACCTTGCCTGCCGCCTTTGTCCACATCAGGAAAGCGTCGGCAGCGCCCTCTACGTCCCCACGGTTGTAGCGCATACGGATGCTGCTGCGCTGGAGGTTCCCGAGGCCGACGTTAAAGGCAAAACTTACCAGAGCATCAAATTGGCCTTGATGACCAGTAGAAGCAGGGCAAAGTCGGGCCACGCCGCGCTCAAACCGCGCAAGGTCTTGAGACAGGATAGCGTCCACCTCTCCCATCGTGAGGCTGCGATCCCAGCCGTCGGGTATCGGTAGGTTGCGCCGTTCTTCATACTTCACCGCTATATGGGCTGGATCAATGACATGGCCCACGCCCACACTCCACAGCAGCGCAGGACACCTGTAAGGGCGTAGCCTGACACCCTCATGGTGTTTTACGAGTTTGATTAACTCGGCGCTAACCTTCATTTTTTCTGGAAGGCTTGCGTCCCAAACCAGAAAGCGATGATGCTGGACAGGATCAGCATTTCGTCGTCGCTGAACACGTTTTCCATCGCAATCGCAAACGGGATGCCCGTGGTGTAGGCGTACCACACGCCTGCGACGTTTAGCGCGACCAACTCCAGCACAAAGATATAGGTCACCACCGGGCGCACCGAGGCACGCAGGTTAATCATCCATTGGCTTGCGCCTTTGCCGATCTCAATGTCGTGCTGATACAGGGCTTGGCGTTCCTCGGCAGCGGTCTGCGTCTGGATTTGCTCCAGTTTGATTTCCTCAACGCGGGCCTGTGCGATCAGGCCACGTTCAGCGAGGGCTAGTTCACGCTCCTTCTGCGCGGCAACAAGGGCAAGTTCATGCTTCTTGTCCTGCCGGTCTTGGAAAATGGTCAGAATCTTCGGCAAACCACCCGCAAGGAACGACAGAAACGTGCTAACCATCGTCATCATTTGCTGGCCCTCACCACATCATCGCCCTTGGTCACAATAACGTGGCCGTTTTCAACGTCTACCCGCATTGGCTGCTCTTTACGGTCAAGCCTGTCTAGTTTGGCGATCAGGTCTTTAATCACACCAAACTCGGGCTTTTCTTCCTTTTCCACCGTGCCAGCGATAGACGCCAACATGGAGATCAGGGCGGTCAGCGAGGCGCCAAGCAAGCCCATCACGGCGGCGATCTTCTCGCTGTCCAGCGCAAGGCTGGAGAGGACGCCAATGACTACGATGGCGGTGATGTATTTGAGGCCGTCCTTGCCGATGGCCTTGCCTGCAACATCCTTGGCGCTGCTCTGGGCCTCAAGGCGCTGTAACTCGGCCTTGATCTGCACCTTCAGGAGTTCAATGTCCTCGCTCATTTCATCGCATCCATCAGCATCACGGCCATGCTGCCAAGGGCCGTCAACAGCACAAGGATGATCGCACCGCCGACCTTTAGGACTAGCCCTTCAAGGCGTTTAAGGCGGGCGTGGATGGCCTCGTAACGCACCGCGCAAACGTCGATGTGACTTGTCACGGTAACCTCTAGTTCTTGCACCGTGGTCATTACGCACTCCACGGCAACGGCTTGGCAACAGTCGGCGGGTTCACCTGTGCATCCAGTTCCCGCGCCACGTTCGCCTCTACCTCGGCCTTGTCCACGCCGTTCGCCCAGACCCAGCCCAGCACATCGGCTTCGGTGAGATCGGGGTAGGCGATGAAGTCGCCGCTCGGTGAGGCAAAGCCCATGCTGCCGTAGTTGGACGCGCTGTGGTCGCCATCCACCGCCGTGCAGCGCCATGCCGCCGTTACTACAACGTCCGTGTGCGAGCCGTCTACCGGCTTCACGACCATGCTCTCAATTTTCCAGTTAGCCATTGCTCTGCTCCTTCAAGGCTGCGTCAGCCTGCTCTTTGATTTTGACCAACAACGGCCACGCGCCGCTGCTTGTCGGGAGTTGTCCCAATACTTGCAGGATGGCCTGC